TTTTAGTTCGTCTTCGAGATCTTTTAAAGTTTTATAAGTGTTAATGTCTTTTGACTGAAATTTTGAGGAATTTTTGTCATAGAATTTAATCGTGGGGATTAAATCATTAATACTAAAATTCTGTGTTAGTTGTTTAACACACCACTCAAGATACTTTGGATGAACTGTGTTCTCTAATTCGTCAATTTCACTTGATAAGTTTGGAAATTTAACTTTAAGATCATCTGATTTCTTTTCAGAAAGAATTCTTTTAATATATTCCTGAAGAAGTGAAGAAGATCTCATTTACTTAAATATATGTCTTTGTATGTATATAATGATTATATGTCCATTGTTACTAGACCAATTTTAATTATTGATGCCATGAATTTATTTGTACGTAGTTTTAATGCGTATCCTTCAATGAATTCAAATGGTGAGCCCTCAGGCGGTTGTATTGGATTTCTTAAAACAATGCGTCGGATCATAAATGAAGCCCAACCCAGCACCGTATATGTTGCATGGGAAGGGGGTGGTTCACAACGACGTAGAAAACTTTTCCCTGAATATAAACTAAATCGAAAACCAGAAAAACTAAATCGATTTTACGAAGATGATCTTCCGGAATCTGATGAAAATAAAAAATCTCAAATTGTATCATTGTTAGGTTTATTAAAATGTACCCCAACATGTCAATTGTATGCATCCGATTGCGAAGCCGACGATGTGATTGGATTCCTTTGTTGTGGCCCACTCAAGGACACAGAAAAAATCATCGTATCATCAGATAAAGACATGTACCAACTTTTGAACAATAAAACTAAAGTGTACTCGTTACATAAAAAGACGTATGTAACAAAAGAAGATGTTTTAGAGGAGTTTAGGGTGACATCAGAAAATTTTGCCCTGGCAAAGGCGCTTTGTGGCGATCCTTCGGATAACATTCCAGGCGTAAAAGGTCTTGGGTTCAAAACCGTTGCAAAGCGCTTTCCATTTTTAGGAACAGAACAATCAATTAGTATGCAAGACATATTTGATTATTGTCATACACATATTGACGAAACACCAATTTATAAAAAAGTTCTCGATAGCACAAGTGATATTAAACGTAATTGGAAACTTGTATATCTTGATGGAAGCATGTTATCAGCAAATCAAATTTCTAAAATTGAAAATTCAATCAATACATTTGTCCCAAATGTTAGTAAGATGAAGTTTATCAAAACATTGATCAAAGAAGGCGTGTCTAGCGACTTCGACGTCGACGGATTTTTTTATTCCTTTAATTGCATTGATAAAATCATATATGAGGTCCAATGACACATGAAAATGAAGTTACTAAGATAACAAGCAAAGTTTCATTTAATCAATATGGAAAGCACTTTCAAGAATGTGTAGTTCAAGCATTATTAATTGATTCTAAGTTCGCAGAACAAATGCTTGAAGTTTTTGATGTTTCATATTTAGAACTAAAATACCTTCAATTTCTTGCAGAAAAGTATTTTGCATATGCAAAAAAATACAAAGTATTTCCCACTTTGCAATTATTGGTTACAATTATTCGTGAAGATTTAAAAGTAGGAACAGATATAATTTTACGTGATCAAATTATTGAATATTTACAACGAATTCGATCAAATCCCGATATTGGTGACTTGATTTATGTAAAAGAAAAAAGTTTAGATTTTTGTAAAAAACAAGCTCTCCGCGCAGCACTTGAAGGTGCCGTTGACCAAATGCAGGCCGAGAAATATGAATCAATAGTTGAAAGTATTAAAAAGGCGGTTTTGGTTGGGACTGCACCTCAATTAGGACATGATTTCTTTCAAGATTTCGATGCACGATTTACAAGATTGCAACGTAATTGTGTTCCAACCGGATTAAATGAATTGGATAAAAAAGATATTCTCAATGGGGGTCTAGGAAAAGGTGAACTTGGGTGCATCGTGGCGAACACCGGCGTAGGAAAATCGCATTTTCTTGTTTCTCTTGGTGCCAATGCACTTAAAAACAACCTCAACGTATTGCACTATACATTTGAACTATCTGAGGCATCAGTTGGGGTAAGATATGATTCAAATTTGTGTGACATGGAATCAAATCAAATTATTGATAGAAAAGATGAAGTAATTGAACAATATAAAGCAAATCAATTAGGTCGTTTAATTATAAAAGAATTCCCAACAAATTCTGCGACTGTGTATACTTTACGAAGTCACATGGAAAGACTTGATGTCAAAGGATTTAAACCCGATCTTGTCGTGATAGATTATGCAGATATCATGAGATCAACACGACAATATGATTCATTACGTCATGAACTTAAATTGGTTTATGAAGAATTACGTGGGTTAGGTTCCGAAAGGGGATTTCCTATATGGACGGCGAGTCAATCAAATAAAGAAGGCGCCACGAGCGATATTATTGATTTGGGAAATATGAGCGAGGCATATAGTAAAGCAATGGTATGTGACGTTGTCCTGAGCATTTCCAGAAAGGCACATGAAAAAGCAACTGGATTTGGTCGGTTATATGTTGCAAAAAATCGTGCTGGTCGAGATGGGCTTGTTTATCCATTGAAAATAGACACAGCGCGGAGCAAGTTTCAAATTACAGGTACAGCCGGAAGTTTTGAAGAGGCGACAAATGATGACGATCAGGCAACGAAAAAAGCATTGCGTGAAAAGTGGAAACAATTAAAAGATAATCAGATGTTGGTATCAGATGATCCTAAACCTAATATTGAAAACTAATATGATAAACTTCTTATGATGTGTTTAAAACATATAGTTATAAGATACTTCGTATGTTCGTTTTTTGGAGAAAATAATGAAAATTTACTCTTGTGAAGAGGTACGGTTAGCGTGTTTAAAATATTTTAATGGTGATGATTTAGCAACCGATGTTTGGTTAACAAAATATGCTTTAAAAAATAACGAAGATCAATTTCTTGAATTAACTCCTGTTGATATGTTCAGACGTCTTGCAAAAGAGTTTGCAAGAATTGAATTAAAATATCCCAATCCTATGTTAGAGGAAGAGATTTTTTCTTTATTTTCAGGTCAAGATGATTTAGGAAATGAATGTTTTGGTGATGTGATTGCTCAAGGAAGTCCAATGGCTGGTATTGGAAATCATTATCAATTACAATCATTATCAAATTGTTTTGTAATTGATCCTTGTCGAGATTCGTTTGGATCAATATTAAAAACAGACGAAGAACAATGTCAAATTATGAAACGCCGAGGAGGCGTTGGGCATGACATTTCTAATATTCGTCCCCGTGGAGCACCAACAAATAATGCAGCAAAAACTACTGATGGAATTTCAGCATTTATGGAGCGTTTTTCAAATTCTTGCCGAACAACCGCGCAAGGCGGAAGACGCGGTGCATTACTTTTATCAATAGATGTATCACATTATGAAATAGAAACATTTATTGATATTAAGCGTGATAAAACAAAAGTTACCGGCGCAAATATTTCAATTAAATTAACTGATAAATTTATGAATGCGGTTAATGACGACACCGATTTTGTATTACAGTGGCCAGTCGATGTGCCAGTCGAAAGTGCAAAAATGAAACGTACCATTAGGGCAAAAGATCTTTGGGATAAAATAGTCAGGGCTGCCCATGATAGTGCCGAGCCCGGGTTAATGTTTTGGGATAATGTTTTAAAGTTTGGTCCTGCCGATGCATATAAACAATATAGGAGTTCATCGGCAAATCCTTGCGCAGAACTTGTTATGTGCCCAAACGACGCTTGTAGGCTTATGTTATTGAATTTATTTAGGTTTATAACTAATAAATTTTTAGAAAACTCAAATTTTGATGAACAAAGATTTTCTAATCATGTACAAAAGGCACAGAGATTAATGGATGATCTTGTTGATCTTGAAGCTGAAATAATTGAAAAAATAATTAAAAAAATCGAATTAGATCCCGAACCGGAAGACGTGAAATCAACCGAACTTAATTTATGGAATAAAATAAAAAATGTTTGTTTAGCAACTCGCCGAACGGGTCTTGGCATCACTGGTCTCGGAGATGCAATCGCTGGACTGGGCGTAAAATATGGAACTGATGAAGGTGTAAAATTAACTGAAAAATTTTATCGATTGCTTGTTATTAACGCATATAAATCATCAGTGCAACTCGCAAAAGAACGTGGGGCATTTCCTGCATATGATTATGAAGTTGAAAAAAATCACGTATTCATAAATCGTATTATGAATGAAGATAAACAACTCGCAAGTGATTATAAAAAATACGGTCGTCGAAATATTGCACTTACGACTACGGCCCCCGCCGGAAGCGT